GTAAACTTAACCACAGCAGATAAATTTCATATGTGGTTTATGTATGAATGTGTTGATTAATAATCTGAGATAATACGTTCATGGCAGTTTCTAAATCTATGGACTTTCCTGGCAAAAAGAAAAACTATGCATCTCAGGTTGTACAATCACAACAAACAACAGTTGATCAATCTGCAACATACATACCAGTTCCAGGGCCACAAGGCCCACAGGGACCTCAAGGACCACAAGGGGTACCAGGACCAAGGGGAGATAAAGGAAAAGACGGGGAGAGAGGCCCAAAAGGCGAAAGAGGCACACCTGGTAAAGATGGTCTAAGTTCTTTATCATCTTCTGGACAACAGGCTGGCTGGGGAGCATACTATAACTCAAACAAAAAATCTATCAGACTTGGAATTGATAAAGGCGACGAGGGATGGGTAAATATTTGGGTAGATTCAAATCCTAAAAATGAAAAATTTTTGCCAAAAGAAGCAACCAGCCTTTGGAATGAAAACCAAAGAATGCTTAATTTTCATGGTATTAACATAGGCTCTCAAATATTTGTTACATATAACTTTGAACTTACTACATATAATAATAATACAGAGGTTTGGATTAGAACATTTTTTCCTAAATCTGCCATCGATATTTCTCAGCATGTAGGATCATTAAAATATCAATATACCTACAATATGAACGTTACTCAGCACTTCTTCATAGAAAATGAAGATATGTGGAAAAATGGTGCGGTACCTCAAATCAGAACAGACTATGATGCAGATGTAATAATCAATTCTATACACGTATCTGTGATATAATTTACACGGAGGAATTATGGCATTTCCAGGAACATTAAATATTTCGTATTACAAGGGTGACACCTATGAATTTCGTATATACCCTAAAACAGCAGATGGAGATGTTTTTGATTTAACTCCATATGTAGGCGGAGATTATGATGATGATAACGATCCAGGAACTCCAGTTGTAGATGCCGACGCTGTCGTGTTTTCTTTTTCAGAAACTAGAGGAGAGCCAGATCCTCATAAATGTTTTGCTGAAATTTCAGATGATAAGACATACATAACTTGTGTAATCAGACCAGAAGACTCTCAGTATTTAGATGCTGGAACAACATATGTTTACGATGTTCAAATTTTTAAACCAGCAGGTGATGGAATAACATATCCAACAATACATACATTGCTTACTGGTAATATAACTGTTACTGGGCAGGTATCTCAGTGGTAGATGTAATTTTATCTAGTGATGACTTAGTTGTTCTTGGTGGGCCAGAATCTGTTAATGTTGAAGTAGATTTCGGACCACAAGGTGATCGTGGAAGTTTAATTTTTGTGGGTAATGGAAAGCCAGATCTAGTTGATATTGGACAAACTCCAAATGTATTTGATCTTTATATAAATTTGCTTACAACCGATGATGAATATTTAATGATGTATCAATATGTTGAGGTATTAGGAACATTACAATGGCAAACTCTAACTAAATTAATTCCCAATACATATGTTACAAATCAGAATATTGATTTTGATACCGCCAACTATTGCCATATTCCTATTGCATCAATAGTAGATCCATCTTATGTAGGAAGCACTGATGCTTCTAACTTTAGTGTTCAGGTAACTTTTGGAACATCTGCAGGGTATCCAATTGTAAGTTCAATTAAAACAGAAGTAGTTACTCTTAGCAGTATTGAAAATTTAAAAATAACATTCTATGCCAAGGAATTTGATGGTACTAACTGGATCGATATAAGCGGTTCTAGAACAGCCAACCTTCATATTTCGGTGGTATAATCAAAGGGGTGATGTAAGTGGCAGTTGAAGACATTGGTAGTTTATGGAATACCAAGCAGCCAGGATATGAAGATGCTGCAGATATTCAGGCAGCCCTAAAAGCATTCCTTTACGGTAGTTACGATTATGACCAAACAAATACAGACCCAACACAACTTCCAAACCCATCTCTTGCAAAACACCTACAGGGTTTAGACGACAGGATTACAGATCAAGAAACATTAGGAATAGGATCTGACTATCTTACCCTTTCAGAAATTGCAGCAATAGTATCCCCAGAAGACGGATATATTGCTATGGCATCTGACTCTAATGGCGGAGCAGTTGAATCTTTATATGCCTCCGCATTTTACACAAATGAAGCCCCAACAACAGACATTGTAGATGGAGTTCTTTGGGTAGATAAAGATTCTGAAGCATTAGATACATATGTTTATGATGCAACAGACGAAGAATGGGTAAGAATTAATGATCTTAAGAATGTCATTCAGGCAAAGGGTGATATACTTATCGGCAGTTCTGCAAGCAATATAGACAATTTGGCGATTGGTTCAAATGGAACTGTATTGACAGCAGATGACACTCAGCCACTTGGAGTCAAATGGCAACAAGTAGATACTGAGTCTATTATAATTTCATCCGTGATGGGTGCGTATTAGGAGGAGATATGGCTACTACACCAAAATTAATGTATCGTGGAGCAGCAGCACTTACTGACACAACACTTTACACTGTGCCAGCAGATACAACTGCTATCGTAACAGATATTGTTGTGACAAACACTGACTCTACAGCAGCAACATTTACTATAAAGTTTGATACTGTAGAAGTTCTTTCTGGCGCTACCCTCGCTGCAAACAGTACTGCTACTTTTGAATTAAAGCAGGTACTAGAAGCAGCCGATGTAGTTTCTGGACTAGCATCTGCAACTACTGTTAAACTTCATATAAGCGGAGTTGAGATTGCATGAGTTATTCTGTATACCCTCCAGAAGAACAGGCATCTGCAGTAACAGATAATTGGCAATTAATTGCTTCTAGTACACCAACTACTGGAACTACCGTTACATTTTCTGGAATAGCAACTGATTGGCGTAAACTTTGGATTTTGACACACGATCCAGTTTCTTTAAGTACTGGGGGAAATACATATATTCGTACAAACACTTTGAGCAATCCAACAGACTATGCATGGCTTGGTCCTAGTGGAACCAGTTCATTTAGATATAATGATGAAACTGGAATTTATAATTATACTGCAGCAACAGGCGCTAGTGCTATTTTTAATGTTTATATAACAAACCCTTCTTCATCATTACCATTTGCAACTTTTGAAGGTGCGGGTTCTGCAGGTACTGGAGGAGATTCTTATCAACGAGGATGGATTAAAAATTTAACTTCACCAGTTACACAAATTGATATTATAACAACAACTGGGTATAACGCAAGTAATACTGGTTCATTTAAGTTATATGGGAGCCTATAAATATGTCAACAGTTAGTTCAACCAGTAAAGTAGCATACATGTATGACCAAGCGTCAGATACTTGGTATGCTGTTGCTGGTACGGCTAACACAAATGTTGCATATACTTGGAATGCTGCTCACACTTTTGGATCTATCGTAACTGTTAATGATGTTATTAGAGCAAAAGGTGGAGTAAATAGATTTCAAAACCCTACCGCCAGAGATACAGTAATTCCTTCTCCAGTTAAGGGTACTGTATGTTTTGTTGAGCAAACAGACGGCGGTACTGATATAAACCAAGTTCAAATTTATAATGGTACATCATGGGTAGGAATGTTAGATACAACTACTCTTAATAATCAGACATCTGACTATACCCTGGTTTTGGGGGATGCTGGAAAAACAATTACAGTTGATTCTACAATAGATAGAACAATTACTATTCCAAGCAATGCTTCTGTACCCTTCGCAATTGGACAAAGACTTGATATTATTCGTATGAACACTGGCAACGTAACTATTGGCGGTACACCAACTATTCTTAGTAAAAATTCTAACAAGAAAATTGCTGCGAGGTATTCTGGAGCAACTCTTATCAAAACTGATACAGATACCTGGGTACTTATTGGCGATTTGACGGCGTAGGTGATCCCATGCTTGGATGGCTTGGAAAATGGGCGGGATCCAAAGGAATGGGAAAAATCCCAGACCTTGAAGGCTTATCTAGAGCAGATGCAAGAAACGCAATTATAAATGCTGGATTTAGTTTAGGTAATGAAACTGTAAGAGGAAATAGTCAGGGAGCAACATCTTCTAATAATGGTAAGGCTAAGGGAAGAGTTGATACAAACGAATTACTTGATTACGAATCTCAGATAGATTTTGAATACTACTCTTGGGTTGATGAACAAAATACTCAAAATACTCAAAATACTCAGAACACAGTAAACACTGTAAATACTGTTGATACCGTAAACACTGTAAATACTGTTAATACAGTAAACACCGTAAACACTGTTGACACAGTACCAACATGTCAATATAGTTATGGAGAATGGACATCGTTAGGTACAAGAGTAGAACAGACTTGCAATGGATCCATGCTAACTGTTACAAGCGGTCAAGCAGAGGCAAGATTTTTGGTTGATTCTGGAAATAATCTTGTTTTATTCCCACCAGAGGGATGCGGTCCTGCAGTTGAGACTAGATGGATAGGTACTCCAGAAACTACCACAACGGAAGATTGTTATTACTGTACATGTGAGGTTGATACAGTTAATACAGTAAACACGGTTGATACCGTTGATACAGTAACCACTGTTAACACTGTTAACACTGTTAACACTGTAGATTCTGGCCCTGGATATTGTAGATCAGAAGTTAAGCAGGATGGAATTGGTGCATGTAGTTCTGGACTTGCAACTTATACAGTTTGTTATTCTAATTCAGACTTTACTGGAAGTGTAACTTATTCAGAATGGACTGAATGCTATGAGTCAGGTGTAAATACACAAAATACAGTTAATACTGTTAATACAGTTAATACTGTTAATACAGTTGATACTGTTAATACAGTTGATACTGTTAATACAGTTGATACAGTAAATACTGTTGTTAATATTCAAGATACCGTTGATACTGTTAATACGGTAAACACAGTTGACACAGTTAATACAGTAAATACTCCATGCGGACAAGAATGGTATAACTTTACTGGAAATCTTACAGAATGCTGTGGTTTGGGAGAAAGAGATCAATTAATAGATTGTAATGGAGTAGTTCTTGAAACTGTTATTAGTTGTATTGATACATGTCAAAATACACAAAATACTCAAAACACCCAAAACACTCAAAACACCCAAAATACAGTTGATACTCAAAACACCCAAAATACAGTTGATACTCAAAACACCCAAAATACAGTTGATACTCAAAACACCCAAAACACCCAAAATACCCAAAATACAGTTGATACTCAAAACACCCAAAATACAGTTGATACTCAAAACACCCAAAACACCCAAAATACAGTTGATACTTTTGTTAATATTCAGGATACAGTTGATACCCAAAACACACAAAATACAGTTGATACTGTAGATACTCAAAATACAGTTGATACTCAAAATACTCAAAATACTCCATGCGATTCTTGTTGTCAGATAGGCTGTGTCACCGTTGGATCGAATTGTGCCTGTTAGTATGATATACTTAAATAAGGAGAAAAAATGATAACTTTTGCAATTATTGTAGATAATGAGGTTGCTTCAACGCTTGTTATTACTGATGAAAATGAATCTTTGGACCAAACACAAAGACTTGCTGCTGCCCTTAGATCAGACTTTACTATATTAGAAACAGAAAACCATAATGTTAAGCCTGGTTGGACCTGGGATGGAACTAATTTTGTAGAACCTTTGGAGTAGTTTGTGTCTGAAGAACTATCTGCTTGGCAAAAATATAAACTTCAACAAAAACAATCTATAAGTAAAAGCATTATAACTGGATATACAAAACTAGTTTATGGAACAAAAATATTAATGGCTGATGGTACTTATAAAAAAGTTGAAGATATCTATATTGGAGATTCTATAAAAACTTTATCTATTAAAGATGCAGATTTTCCTTTTACTTTTCAACAATTAGGAGATTTTAATTTTTCTTCTTCAAAAGTTTATAATACAGTTCATAAAAAAGAAACCTTTACTCATAATATTTATAATCAATATTTTACAAGCACGTCTACCCTGCTGACTTTAAGGGATAGTCATCTAATTAAAGTTTTTGCATCTGATATTAAGTTACATGATAAAGTTTTAAACAATGAGGCAGATTTTGTTTCTATAGAAAAAATAGTTACAAATAATTTAAACATAGATTCAGTATCTTTAGATATTTATCCAGATAAAATATTTTTTACAGAACATCTTGCTATTTTTTGTGAGGGTATAAAATGAATAAAAAAATACTAGACGACAGAATAGTAGAATATACAGGATTACTAAACAATCCAGATAAAATAATTAATGATATATATGATGTATGCAAAAAATATAGTTTAAAATTTGCAGAAAGTACAATTAATAATTATCAAATAGACAAAGACAAAGTGTCATCTACAGCCTTCTGGTTACATGCTTCTCCAAAAGATATAGAAATTTCAACAACATTTCCAAATGAAAAATTTGAAATAAATTCTTATATAGATAAAGAAGTTTCTGAAGCAGTTTTTGATTATATTGATAATTACGATGTTAAAATAAAGCAAAAAGAAAGATGGGGTATGGTTAGATATGAGAAAGATCAGTTTATTACTTGGCATCAAGATGGACCAGATCCAAAAGATAACCCTAATGGAAGAAAACTTTCTTTTGTTTTATATTTAAATGATAATTATGAAAATGGTGGAATTCAGTTTAGAGATTATATTGGAGGAGAGGAATATAAACCAACTGCTGGGAGTTTATTAATATTCCCCTCCTACCCTCAATATTCACATAGAGTTATTCCTGTGAGTTCTGGAACAAAATATGTCAATATTTCTTTTGCTATTTAGTTAGGAAATTTTTCTAACCACTCCCTAGTTCTAGGGGTAATTCCTTTCCAAGAACTCCAGTTTTCTCCTCCTTGAGACATATGAAATGCAATTTCTGCATTAACAACTGGATTAAACAAGTCTGCATTGTGATCTAGGTCATATTTTTTACGACGATCAGGACCAAGCATTCCAATCATATTAATTTGAAAAATACCATACGAACTGTCTCCAGTTCTGGAATTTCCATTGAATGCAAATGGCCTACCACTACTTTCTTTTTTAGCAATAGCCCATGCCTCCTTGAGACTTTGTCCCTTAAAGCCCACTAACCTAAGTAATTCTTTAAGGTCCTTATCAGATAGAGATGTAGCGTTTTCATATTTTTCTAACTGATCTTCTTTAGCCTTAGAAACGACTTTGGCCACTTCCGTGGCCTCTATTGTTTTTTCAAGCACGATATTACTATCGTTTAGTCGGTTTTCAGAAGCATTGGCAACGTTTGACCAAACACCAAACATAGCCAATATGCTGAGTGTACCAATGATATTCCTGTTATTATTCATAAAGTTAATCATAGTTTCCTCCTTAGAAACGAAAAACACCTTGTTTAAGGGTGTTTAACATTTCTTAGTATAACACAATTTGGGAAGGATAGTCAAATAGTGATATAATTATTTTCTATGGCTGAGATAACTAATAATTATGGTTTAACATATCCAGAATCAACAGATTCTGTTAATGTACATAATGATATTAAAAAATTAGCAGATGATGTTGATGATGCTATTTCTTCTCTTGATGCCTCAAATGTGAGGGTAAAAGTAATTAATAATTCAGGATCAAGTATAGGTGCAGCAAAACCAGTATATGCTGTAGGACATACAAATAATAAAACACAAATAGAATTATTTACATCAGATTTATCAGATAATTATCCAATTCTTGGTTTGACAAAAACATCATTAGATGATGGAGATAGTGGAGAAGTTGTTGTTGCTGGCGTTTTAACAAATGTAAATACAAGTAGTTTTTCTGTAGGAGAATTATTATATGTGGATGCTTATGGTGCCCTTACAACTACCGTCACAGGTGGCGCAATAGGAATTGTTGCAGTGGCAGACGCATCAACTGGAGTAATTGTTATTCAGGCAAAGGGTAACGGCACTTGGGGAGCACTCAAGGCTGGCCTTGCTTAATTATGGTATAATCACATTATGGCAACAGCAAGAAATCTGTCTCAGGGAAAATATAATGTTGGAAATACTCCACCAGTAATTGTTTGGACTGTTGTTCGTGGAGACACAGCATCCTTTAGAGTATATGCAACAGATGATGCAAGAGAGCCATTAAACATTCCAGATTATACAATTACAATGGAAATTAAAAGACCAAATGCAGAGGCTGATCTTGGACTAGGAACAGATGCTGCCACAATTATATTAACCTTAAACCCAGAACCAGATTCAGATGATGAGGCTGGAGAGTTTACTGTCTCATTAACAGCAGAACAATCTGCCCAACTTGAAACGGGAGATATTTTCGATATTGAACTTCGAAGCGCAGGAAACGCCCTTGTTTGGACGGTAGCGCAAGGAAGCATGAAAATAATTGAAGATATTACACTTTAATGGCAAGTGTAAAAATAGTAGAGAAAAAGAAAAAGAATCTTAAAGCAATTAATGCAATCTCATATGCAATTATAAATGTTTCGCATAATACAAGGACGGTAAAGATAGAAGAAGTATTACCGTTTAGAGTTAAGTTTACAAATATAGGTATACCAAATCTAATTTCTTCTGCCCCTGGAATTGGCGTTGCAGTTATTGGATTTAATAACTATATCCTGTAAAAAAATATAAAAAAGGAGTTATAATAACGACATGGCCAAAATATCAATTGCTGCAGTAAAAAGCAAATTTCAGACGGGTGATCGTCCTTCTCAAGAAGACTATGAAGATTTAATTGATACCCTTGCAGGTGCGGGTAATGATCTAGGAACAACAGGTAATAACGAAAATACAATTTCAGGGATTGAAAATGTTACAGTAATTGATAACTTTGATGCAACTGAATGGCGTATGGTTAAATATCTTGTTTCTATAGCAAAGACTACAAATGGCGATAATAAATTTTATGCAACAGAATTGACCATATTGGTGGACGGTTCAAATGTGAACGTTTCAGAATATGGCACAATAGACAACGATGGGAATATTGGCACCATTAGTGTCTCTAGGACAGGAGATACAGTTGCTTTAACTGTTACTCCAGATCCAGTAATTAAGCCAGTCACAGTTCGTTATGCACGAATTGGACTTAAGGCATAAAAGGAGATAAATAAATGGCAACAGTAACAAAAGACTTTAAGGTAAAGAATGGTCTTATTGTTGAAGGCACAACAGGTACCATCGACGGACAAGACATTCTTACTAAGAAGCAAGATGACCAAAACTATATTATTGGTCTTATTGGCGGTTCTTCAGATTCCGCTAACACACCAAACACAGTCGTAAAGCGTGATGCTAATGGCGACTTTGCTGCGGGAGTAATAACAGCAGACCTAACTGGTGATGTAACTGGTAATGCAGATACAGCAACAGCACTTGAGACTGCTCGTACAATTTCTTTGGCTGGAGATGTAACAGGTTCTGTATCTTTTGATGGTACAGCAAATATAAGCATTACAGCAACAATCGATGGCTCTTTTGCAACAGATGCAGAAGTTGCTACAGCAAAGTCTGAAGCAATTGCAGATGCAGAAGATTATACAGATGGCCGTGAGACTGCTATCACAACTGCTTATCAGGCTTATGCTGATCAAGCAGAGACAGATGCAGTTGCATCTGCTGGTTCTTACACAGATGCTCGTGAAATTGCAATTACCTCAGCATATGAGGCTTATGCAGATCAGGCTGAAGTAGATGCTAAGGCATATACAGATACTCGTGAAACCGCAATTACTTCTGCTTACCAAGCATATGCTGACCAAGCAGAAACAGATGCTATTGCTTCTGCTAATTCTTACACAGATACAGCAGTTGCAAACCTTGTAGATTCTGCTCCAGCAACTCTTGATACCCTCAACGAGTTGGCAGCAGCACTTCAGGACAATCCAGACATTATTGGTGACCTTCAGACAATTGCTGCAGGAAAGCAAGATACATTAACTGCTGGTGCAAACATTGACATTACAGGTGCAACAATATCTGTAACAGGTTTGACATCTGCAGAAATCTCTGACTTTGATGCACAGGCAGTAACAGCAAACACAGGTCTATGGGATGCTTCAGGTTCAGCATCAGCAGCACAGGCTGCAGCAGAATCTTATGCAGATGGCCTTGCTGTTAATTATGATGCAGCAGGTTCTGCTTCAGCAGCCCAAGCAGCAGCAATCGCAGCAGCAGAATCATATGCTGATGGTCTTGATGGAGCAACAAATACTCGTATTGATAACCTAACAACAACAGATGTTGCTGAGGGTACAAACCAGTATTACACAACTGCTCGTGCTCAAGGTGATGCAGCATCACTACTTACAGGTGCTACATTAACAAACATTCAGATCACTGGTGACGGAAATGGTCTTACAATTACCGCAGAAAATGGTGTTGCAGACTCTGATACAGATGATCTTGTTGAAGGCTCAACAAACCTTTACTTCACAGATGCTCGTGCAGTATCTGCTCTTGAAGCAGTAGTTCCAAACTTTGAAGCAGTAGAAATTGACTCACTTGCAAAGCAGGTAGCAGCAACAGTTTCTGTCCCAACTGCCTCAACAGTTACAGGATTCTCATGGGCAGCAGCAGACTACAGAACTGCAAAGTTCTTGGTTAAGACTGCTTATGGAACACACACAGATGTAGCAGAAGTTCTTTTGACTCTTGATACATCAGATAATATTGCTATCACAGAATACGCAATGGTAGGCACAAATGGGTCTGCTATGACAATTTCTGCAGATGTTTCTGCTGGAGATGTCCGTCTTCGTGTAGCAACCGTCAACAATAACTCAACAGTTACTGTTGTAGGTACACTTTTAGCATAACAAAATAAATAAAAGAGGGAGTGGTAGATCTTGGCAACAGTAGATAAAGATTTCAAGGTCAAAAATGGGCTAGTCGTCACTAATGGCGGTAGTTTCGGAGGATCTGTAGTTGTAGGAGAACCTACACTTGACACGCATGCTGCTACTAAGGCCTATGTGGATTCACTAGCAAGCGGTATGGTTGTTGGATCTACCGCTCCCGAATCACCAGAAAATGGAGATTTATGGTTTGATACATTGACAGAAAGAGTTAATGTATATTATGGTGGCTCATGGCTTACCATAGCGTCAATTGATGACACCCTAACATTACGGGATCACATTCATGATACTTCAATTGATGGAAATGGACTAATAGTTTCTACCTTCATAAGTGGAGGTAGTTTTAATGACCCACAAGGAACGCCAGTAGATGGCGGTACTGCAACAACCTCATCATGGGAAAATACTTATGATGGCGGGGTAGCAACAGATAACTTCAACTAAAAATTGATGTTATAATTAGATCGAAAAACTGGTAGAAATACCATAAGGAGAGAATAAAAATATGGCAACAAGAATGCAACAGCGCAGAGGGACTGCAGCACAATGGACAGATGCAGATCCAATTTTAGCAGCAGGAGAAATCGGATTTGAGACCGACACTGGTAAATTTAAGATTGGTAATGGTACCTCTGAATGGTCTGCTCTCTCCTACTTTACAGACTCACAAGATTTTGATACAACAGATTTTGTTTTAAATGCACAAAAAGGAATTGCTAATGGTGTGGCAACACTAAATGGTAACGGGCATGTTCCCATTAGCCAATTAGGCGCACTTATTGATAATGCACCAGAAGCATTAAACACATTAAATGAATTGGCGACAGCAATAACTGATTTAGAAACAAGTCTTACAGCACAAATAACATCACAAATAGACACTAATATTACGGCTCATAGACAAGATACTACAGATGTTCATGGAATTGCAGATACATCAGAACTTGCCACACAAGGATATGTTGATACTACATCAAGTAATGCGGTAAGCACACATAATGATTTAACAACAAACGTTCATGGTATTGACGATACGACAGATCTTGCAACACAAACCTACGTAGGCACTTCAATATCTACTTCCATAACTACACATAATGAGTTAACTGAAAATGTACATGGTATAGCAAACACAGGCCTATTAGCAACTTCAGATGATGTTTCTACTTCAGTAACTGCACATAATGACACGACATCAAATGTACATGGTATAGCAGATACAACACAACTAGAAACAACAAGTGGCGCACAAGACAAAGCAAACGCAGCACAGGCTGCAGCAGAAGCAACAGCATCGTCAGACGCTACAACTAAAGCAAACGCAGCACAGACTGCAGCAGAAGCAACAGCAAGCACTGCTTTAGATAACCACAATTTAGATACAACAAACGTACATGGTATTGCAGATACAGCAGACCTTGTTCTTACAAATGATGCTCGTTTGTCTGACGAAAGAACACCACTTGATTCTTCTGTAACAGATGCAAAGATCAATGGAACTCTTTCTCAGTCATCAATTACAAATCTTACAACAGATCTTGCTGCAAAGGCTCCTCTTGAGTCCCCAGCATTAACTGGAACACCAACTGCTCCAACAGCAACTGCTGGAGATAATAGCACTCAAGTTGCTACAACAGCATATGTTGATTCAGCAGTTACAGCACTTGTTGATTCAGCACCAGGAGCACTAGACACTCTTAATGAGTTGGCTGCTGCGCTTGGAGATGACGCAAACTTCTCAACAACTGTTACAAACAGCCTTGCTTTGAAGTTAGAACAGTCAGATCTTGATAGTGCAACATATTACACATTTAATGCTCAAACAGCAAGTTATACTCTTGCATTAACAGATTCAACAAATATGGTTACAGTAAATTCTGGTTCAGGAACAACAGTAACAGTTCCACCAAATTCTTCAGTAGCCTTCCCAATCGGAACATATATTGATATTTTCCAATTAGGTGCGGGACAAGTAACAATCGCAGAAGGTTCTGGAGTTACAATTTATGCAACACCAGGAAAGAAACTTCGTACACAATACTCAGGTGGATCTCTTGTTAAAAGAGATACAGATACCTGGTATTTGACAGGCGATATCGTAGCATAATTAAATTAAGTTAAAAGGAGAAGATAGATATGCCAATAAGAGGTAAAGGTGGTAAGGGTAGAGGTGGACGTTCTAAAACACGTCGTGAAGGAACAGTTCCAGGAGTACCAACTGGCGTAACTGCCACAGATGTTGGAACAAACCGTCCATATAATAACGGTGCAGTAACTGTAACATTTACAGCAGCATCAGACGGATCAACTCCAGCAACATCTTATACAGCATCAGGATTCTGTAGCGTACATAATACAACACATACAGTAACTGGGGCATCTTCTCCATTAACTATAACTGGCTTTGGCTCTGGTGTATCAACAACGATTACCGTAAAGGCAAACAACCAATACGGCTCATCTGCTGATTCTTCACCATCTTCATCTGTTACCGTAACAACTGTACCAGCCACACCTTCTGCACCTTCCGCATCTTCTCCTTCAGCAGGAACAGATAGCGTATCATGGTCAGCGCCAGCAAACGGTGGTAAGGCTATTACAAATTATTACTGGACATCATCAGATAGTAAGAGTGGAAATACAACATCTACATCTGTAAGCGTTGCTCAAGAACAGGGAACTGCTCAAACATATAATGTTCGTGCAGATAATGCTAACGGTTCTTCTGGAACGTCAGCAAACTCGGGATCTGTTACTACAACATTTTCTTTTACTCCGTTTAGCGTGTTCTCGTTCTCACCATTCGGCGTGTTCTCGTTCTCACCATTCGGTGTGTTCTCGTTCTCACCATTTGGTTTCTCACCATTCGGCGTGTTCTCGTTCTCACCATTCGGTGTGTTCTCGTTCTCACCATTTGGTTTCTCACCATTCAGTTTCTCACCATTTGGTTTCTCACCATTTGGTTTCTCACCATTCAGTTTCTCACCATTTGGTTTTTCACCATTTGGTTTCTCACCATTCGCTCCACTCTTTGGACCAAGAATTTATTCATTGTCTCCACATACAAAAGTAAGAATGGCTGATGGAACCTTAAAAGAGGCACAAGATATTGTTTTAGGAGATGAACTAATGTCTGTGATTCTTCCAGGACTTGGTGATGTATTTACAACAGAAAGTCTTGCTGCATGGTCTACATCCGAAGATATTTCAGATTTAAATACTGTTTCAACAACTGTAAATAGAATCAAAACTCATACATCTGAGACTCTTCATATAATTAATGGAGATTCTTTCTCTCCTAGCCACCTTGTTTTAGTAAAAACAGATAATGATGTTTCTATGAAAAAAGTTTCTGACATTGTAGAAACAGATTTCGTTTGGTCTCAAGGGCAGTGGAATGAAATTACTACATTAGAAGTAATAGAATATCAAAATAATGTTATTAATATTAACTGCGAACCATATGATATTTTCTTTACAGAAAATGCCCTAACCCACGATGGCGCCGAATACTATAACAATTAATAAATAGGAAAATAGCCCCCTATAGCAGGGGGCTTTTTCTTTTTTGTGGTATACTTAATAAAGATAGGAGAATTATGGATTATAACAATATACCCAAAAGCGTTAGTAAATCTACCAAACCTCATAAATTTTTTGAAAGAACTTTGAACAATAATTTAAATATTTTGTCATCTGAACTACATGATAGATATGAAAAAATAGAACAGGCAAAATTAATTGGAGTTACTCCTGTGGGCGAAGATGAACTATGGAAGTCTTCAAATAGCGTTTCTACTATGAAATGGAGACAGTATAATGTTTTTCAATTTCATTCAGTTGGAATATATGATTTATTCAAATCTGTACGAGAAATGACTGTTGAAGCCTGTGATTATTATAATTTAGATTTTGAAAAACAAAAATATATGATACAAGGATGGTTTAATATTAATTATTCAAAAAGGGGAAAGTTAGATTGGCATGATCATGGCCCCCACGGCGCTCCTAATTTTCATGGGTATTATTGTGTAAAAGCAGAACCATCTATAACTTATTATAAAGTATTTGATAAAGATATAGAAAATCATAATATAAATAATCGTGCAATTCTTTCAGAAATGGGACATCCCCATGCACAGGCTGACTGGGATTGGGATGGTCCAAGAATTACTATTGCATACGACATTATCCCATTGAGAGATTTGTTAATGCATGCCAAAGATCAAGAACAGCATTGGATACCACTGGCATGATAGCAATGAAACCACCTCATAAATTTTTTGAAAGATATTTAGACAATAATTTAGATGAACTTTATAATTATTTAGAAGATCAACTAGATTTATTGATTTCTGGAAAATTGGTAGAAATTGATTCTGAAATTTTGTCAAAATTTAATAAATACAATGGTGCACCAACTCAACTAGGCATGCACTATAATATTTTTAATTTTGAAAATAAATTTATAAAAAATTTACAAAATGCATTAAGAGATGCGGTAAAAGAAGCATGCGAGTATTATGGTCACGATTATGAATCAATGAAATATATGATACATGGTTGGTATAACTATGATCCAAAAACTATGGATGGTTCTTCTGGAGTCAACCCACTAAAAAATGATAAATTTTATCACGATCATATGGGCGGAGAAGGCGCCCCAGTTTATCATGGTTATTATTGTGTAAATGCAGAGCCATCAATAACATACTATAAAATAAATAACGAAATTGATTTTGAAAATCATAATAAAAATAATCGAGCAATAGTTTCTGAAACTGGACATCCCCACGGAAGAGATGATTGGTATCAAGATAAGCCAAGAATTACTATTGCCTACGATATTATTCCAACATCTCACTATACGTTTGATAGTTTATGGATTGATTTATGAAAAAATTTTTGTGCTTTGTTTTGGGGCATAAAAAAGAAACAAAAGAATGTCCAATTACAGGTGCTAAACAAATTATATGTTTGAGATGTTTTCCCCAAAAGCATTCATCTAGAATGAGTTTTAATTAAGTATAAACTTAAAGAATAACATTAGAGTTTTGCAAAACTAAAAACTCTGGTATACTTAAACAATAACAGTTTTTAAAGGAGCAAATCGATGTCAGATTTTTTTAGTTTTCGTTTGTCTGAAGAATTCGTAAATGAGTATAAAACAAAAGAGGCGCCATTCGGTTTTTCAGACGCAGGTGGCAATTCATTGGGAGAGATTACATTTATTCGTACCTACTCTCGTATGAAAGAAGATGGAACTAAAGAAAGATGGTATGAGGTTTGTCGTCGTGTAATCGAGGGCATGTATTCAGCACAAAAGAATCATGCAAAAGAAAACAGGCTACCGTGGAATGATTATAAGGCTCAATCATCAGCAAAAGAAGCATATGATCGTTTGTTTAATTTAAAATGGACACCACCAGGAAGAGGATTGTGGTCTTTTGGCACTGCTCTGACAATGGAAAAGAAAAATTCTGCAGCACTACAAAATTGTGCCATGGTTTCTACAAAAGACATAGACAGAAATGATCCAGGACAACTATTTGGCTGGGTAATGGATGCCCTTATGATGGGCGTGGGCGTAGGCTTTGATACTTTGGGCGGGGAGAAAAATTTACCTATTTATGACCCTACGGAGCCAGCACAAATATATGAAATACCAGATACCCGTGAAGGTTGGGTTGAATCTGTTAGATTATTAATTAATTCATTTTTAAAGCCCAACATGTATATTCAAGAGTTTAATTATGATCTTATTAGGCCCCTAGGCGCCCCTATAAAGGGCTTTGGAGGCACTGCAAGCGGTCCTGCACCACTTATACAACTACATAAGCAGATTAGGTCTGTAATAGGCGGTAGGGCTGGAGAAACACTAGACTCAAGAGCAATCGTAGATATCGTAAACCTTATTGGTACCTGCGTAGTGTCAGGAAATGTTAGACGATCTGCTACCCTGGCTTTAGGCGGAGCAGAAGACAAAGATTTTATGAATTTAAAAAATGCTGAAGTTTTTCCTGAGCGTAATTCTTTTGATCCAGAAAATCCAGGGTGGGCATGGATGTCTAATAACTCCATTTCTGCGACGGTAGGTACAAAGTATGAAGACTATGTAGACCTAATAGTAAACAATGGAGAGCCAGGATTCATTTGGCTTGATGTGGCTAGAAACTATGGTCGTTTGGCTGATCCAAAGGATGGTAAAGATTATCGTGTCATGGGCTTTAATCCATGTGCAGAGCAACCATTGGAGTCATACGAATTGTGTACTTTGGTTGAAGTGCACTTAAATCGTCATGAGTCTAAAGAAGACTTTTTACGTACATTAAAGTTTGCATATTTGTATGGCAAGACGGTAACGCTAATTCCTACACACTGGCAACAGACAAATGGAATCATGCAGCGTAATCGTCGTATCGGAACATCTCTTACAGGTATTGCTTCATTCTCAGACAAATTTGGCTTGCCTGTTGTGAGAGAATGGATGGACGAAGGATACAAGACTATCCGTAAATATGATCATTCATACTCAGAATGGTTATGTGTTCGTGAATCCATTAGAGTCACAACTGTTAAGCCATCAGGGTCTGTATCAATTCTTTCTGGCGCAACGCCAGGAGTTCACTGGGCACCAGGCGGAGATTATTTCTTAAGAGCAATTAGATTTGGAAATACTGACCCAATGATTCATTTATTTAAGGCTGCTGGATATAAGATAGAAGATGATCTTGTATCTGCGAATACAACTGTCGTATATTTCCCAGTGCATTCTGGACATCCAAGATCTGAAAAAGATGTTACCTTATTTGAAAAGATTGCGCTTGCTGCTACTGCTCAGAAATATTGGTCTGATAATGGCGTTTCTGTAACGCTTTCATTTGACAAAGAAACTGAAGCAAAGCATGTTGCGCCTGCGCTCCACATGTACGAAGGACAACTAAAGGCTGTTTCATTTTTACCAATGGGCAATACTGTCTATCCACAGCAGCCATATACTCAGATTACTGAAGAAGAGTATAATAGTTATATCGGCCAGATTAAAAAGATCGATTGGTCTGCTATTTATGATGGCGCCGAGAATTTGGAGGCACAGGGAGAGATGTATTGTACAACTGATTCTTGTGAAATAAAGATAGGATAATTATGAATATTGTAGAAAATTTTATTAGCGAAGAAGATGTTAAAGTAATACAAGAATATATAAAAACTATTAAATTTAACACTAAGGAAGATCATGATCCACTACATGATAAATTATTTAGCATAGAAAATAATCATTTTGATATTCACACAAGAGGAGAAATGCCAGATCATATCCTTGAAATTTTTTCAAAATATTCAAAAGGATTTTATAAAATTGTACAAGATTTAAATGAAGAAGAATATCATCCTCCAATGTTTTCTAAGCACTACATACTAAGGTATAAGGAGGGCGCTAATTCTCCAGTTCATCATAATGAAGATTCAAAGCCGAAGGGCACGTATGGGTCAATCATTGTTTGGCAAAACGCAGACTCTGGAGGAGAAATAACATTCCCTTATTTAGAAAAAACAATTAAAACAAATCCAGGAGATTTAGTTTTCTTTGAAGAATTAGAATTAAATTCTCGTGGAATTTCAGACATACTTTCTGGCAACATGTTTATTTCTGAAGCCTGGATGGGTAAAAAGGGACAACTTTGGATGGAAAACAGAACCACATATGAAGAAGTTAACTGGGACGATTGGGAAATAAAAGGATTTCATGAATAATCTTGTTAAACATATTCCAAATTTTATGAATGCAACAGATGCTGTAAACGTTTATTTATATGCAAAAGATAATGATTCTTTATTTACAGAATACGGGAATAACGAAAAAGAGTTTACTTTTCATGCTAGTTTTACAGATGAAGATATTAAAAATATTTTAAATGAATATGGGAAAAATGTTTGGAATTTTGTTTCTGAAAATTATAACGGAGAATTTGCTCAATATGACAATTCAAAAACACATATTGCCAAATTTACAGAGGGATACGGAATGCATGAGCATTTTGATTCAACAAAACCAAACGATATAGCAACGTTAATTTATATTAATGACAACTATGATGGAGGAGACATTTATTTCCCAGAACTTGGAATTTCTATTAAACCAGGCATAGGAGATTTAGTTTGTTTTCCAGATACACCAGACTTTGTCCATGGAGTAAAGCCAATTACAAATGGCATAAGATATACGTCTCCAAGATGGATAACACGGCTGGTATGATAAAATATACCCATAATGTCTAGTCCTTCTAATCTATATGCTGAAAAAATATATGCGGAACATCCGCAGTTTTTGTGGGCACTAGATGATCAGGCTGATTATGTATCATTAATATCTGAATCAAACAGAGACATGTCTTTATGGTCAATAGATAATGGATCATCTATTGAAACAGAAGAACTTTTAGATGCACCTTTTCCAGACAGTATAATTAACAAGGTTACGCCAACAGCAGTATTATCAGAAACATTTTCTATGACTCTGGTAAGTCCAGAAATAATCAATGTAGATAATTTAAATCAAATTCTTAAAACATTTTCTATAGGATCCTATTTTTATACTGCAAGCCCATATGCCTTAAGTATTGATATTGGATATAGATATTATGATGATGCTCTAGAAACATATGTTGATGTTTTAAAGACATATGACGCATCATTAAAGGATAGATGGTATTTTCTTTCAGAAACTTTTAGACCTCAATTTGAAAACTCTATAATAAGACTGATTATTAAAATAAATTACTTGGGTACATCAGAAGAATTATCAGATTATATATTTTATATTAACGGAGTAACCATAGGTCAATGGGCAGAAGAATTTCAATCAAGTTCTCTAGGCGTTACGCCAATAACCATTCCATCTAATATTGCATTAGAAAGTTCAGATGTTGTGCAAGCGTCAGCATATGGATTATCTGAAGATTTTGGATATTATCTAATAAAAGATAATTCTTTGACCGCTAAAAATTTTGGAGTTCCAATGGTTTTTGGATCTCAGAATGTAACTAAGTTATACGACAACGAAAACAAGCCAAGCGTAATAGTGCCCTCTAATGGCATGTTGTCTAATGGCGGAAGATATCAAGAATTTACTTTAGAGTTTTGGTTAAGAACAAATAATTCTTCCTCAGTATCAAAAAGATTAGTTGGGCCAATTGGGTCTACAGACGGTATTTATCTAGACGGACCATTTTTAATATTAAAAATTAACAACGAATATTCTTCTTATTATGTAGGGCAATGGGAAAGGCCAATGCTAATTCATTGGAGGTATTCCACAAACTTATCTACAGTGCTTTTAAATGGAGAAGAGATTATAAATTTAATTTTAGATAGTTCGGCCTTGTCCTTGCCAGAAAAATTAAATGAACTTGATAAAGATCAAGACTGGATAGGCTTTTATGCTTATACAGATATTCAGCCAGTAGAGTTAGACTGTGTGGCAATTTATCCATACCTTGTCCCGTCCTTGGTTGCAAAAAGAAGGTTTGTATATGGTCAAGGCGTTCAGTATCCAGAGAACCTAAACTCATCTTATGGTGGAAGCACAGTATTGTTTGATTATGCTTTTGCAGATTATACAAAAAATTATAACTATCCAGATTTAGGTTCATGGAGTCAAGCATCATTAGACAATGTTGTTGTTGAAGATAACTACCTAAAGTCTCCAGCATTTTCTACTCCAGAAATATTTATAGATGATGTTACTAAAACACAATCTGATCTATTTACAGACTGTGCAGTAATTCAAAATGAAGAATCATTGTTCTTAGATCTTAGGCCTTCTGGAGATTGGGATAATGTTAATTCGTATTTATATTTTAATAATTTTGCTATAGACGGACAAGTTCCTCATGCTTTTTATGGGTTATTTAAAAAATCATCAGTATATCTAGGTACAGAAGTGCTCATAAGGCTAGAGGATCAATCATCTAATTACTTTTCTATAGAAATTGTTGGAAATGACATTCATTATATTCTTAAATATGGAGAAGAAAGTCCAATTATTATATATGAGGCCTTGTCTATTCCAGATGATGAAATTTTTGCCGTAGGTGTTGAAATAGATGTCTTCAGAGATTACTTTGGAAATGATGTAACTTCATTTTTTACCAATCCAAACCTTTCTATGTATGTTGGTGGAACAAAAGAATTTACAAAAACATTTACTGGCAATATATATAAAATAGGTCTTTCTTCTGAAAAAAATGTAAAAGACATTTCAAATCTTTTCAATTTATTTGGAGTGCCAAAAGATTATGAAAATATATTTAATTTGTATGGCCCAACAATTGATTATGATGGCGGAGACGCAGATCAAGAGTTTTGGCAATATGTTCTTGACGGAGGATCTCATTCCGCATTTTTAACAAGCCAACTTTCAGGTCATAACCCAAGTTGTGGAATAACTCCTAAAAATTATTTTGACAGTTTTTATTTAGATGTTGATATTCGAGGATCTTGGAAAGACTACATTCCATTGTCATATTTTGGGCAGTATATAACTGACGAGTATGGAGACAGTAAGTTTGGTCTAGACTTTATACAGTTTAATATAAATTATCCAGCACCAACAAAATTTAAAGAAACAGAATCTATCAGTGAAGATGGATGGCTTTATTCCGAACTTGCAGCAGAATATTCTTATCCAGTTCAAAGAACCTATGAAGCATTAGACAATTATCTTTATACTGGATATGTTGATTATCAAGACTTAGCAGAAAAATCTATTAAAACTTATTCTTATGATACCTCAGATGCAATTCTAAAAACATATATTACTTTTGAATATTTAGAAACTGGGGCAAATGCAACTAATGGATTTTTTGCAAACACACAATATGTTCCCAAAAATGGCGTAATTTCTCCAGGGGACGAATGGATAAATACAAAATATGAAGTTGTAGACAATATAATTATTTATCCACCTAAGGGTGCTGACTTTAATGATCTTGCCATAGTCGTGCATTTAGAGTTTGAGGTAGATGGAATTAAATATCAGCCAGTAAAGATCAAAAATCTACAGTTAGCATCTCAAGCATTTAATTACAACACAGCAAACAATGTTGGTACCAGATTTGGTACTAATGTTTATCCATATGTTAACAATGGATATTATTATAATTATAAAGCAAAAAATCCTTTCACCATATACAAGGGGTCATCACCTTACTTATATCTGACAAGATACTCAGGGCTAGAAATGCGGGGAGACTATGATCCACTTATTAATCGTGGAGTAGCCATACCAGTTAATTCAAGCAAAACACAGAATTACGAAGTTATGGCAATGCAATCTTTGATTAGATTTAATGGAGACTTTTTCCCATATGCACCAACAAAGGTTATGCAAATAAATGCAAAAAATAAAGTTATTAAATTTTATATGGTAGCAAATCATCCAACTGGCAAAAGGGCAAAAATATATGCAATAGATGGAAACACTGGTGCATTATATGATGGTATTGTATTTTATCTAAATGGACAAATTGTTAAGGAGCCTATATTAAATATTAATGAATGGGCGATGCTAGGCATAGGCTTCCCAAGTATTTTAAACTTTAAGTCATACGCTGGATCTATTATGATAAATGGTCCTATTATTTTTAATAGCCTATCTTATTATCAGACTACAAATCTTCAGGCAATTCAGTCTGTAACGAAAAGACCATGGGCAAGGGTAAAGTTTGCCCTAGAAGGACTGTTTGATTGGGAATACTGGAATCAATATTATTTATGGCAAGGGGTACTGGTTCAGTCGTCAGTTAGTTATTATGGAGTAAATCCGTCTGATCTTTATAAGGCCTATACAGGAACAAATAAAATAATTATTGATGATGACCGTGTTTTTAGTATTCAGGAGTACGAATACTCAGTATTTAAAGACCTGCTATGGCAATCACAAATATCAGACCCAGTATAATATGGTATACTATTGGTAATGAAAAAGAAAAATCCTAACCAAATTGGTAAGTCAAAGATTAAAGTCATCGATAAGATGTACGACTGGGGCATATATGTCTGGAAAAAACAAAATGGAAAGTGGTTTACAGACGGCCAGGGCAACGTATTAAATATACCTTCCATGAAGGGCGATATATCAAAAATAGCAGAATTAAAGAAAGTGGCAGCCCATTATGGCGAGCCAGATGGAGAGGCTGTATTTTTTGCAGGGCTTAACAGAGTAAGTGATGAAGAGTATGCAGAGCAAAAACAAAGAATGGCAGAAGGACTTATTCCAAATATGAATGATCTTGGAGCCGTACATGCAGCACAGCAAACAATTAAAAAATATGGAGTTGAAGACTAATGTCAGATAGTCAAGAGTTTACTATAGGTGCTAGAATAGATGATCTTTTTAATCCATTAGATCAATTTAAAAACGAAGATCCATTTAACAAACCATGGTCAGAACTAAAATCATATTCTGGAATGGACAATAATTTTAAAAGACGCACATCTAGGTTAGTAGAAAAGGCAATGCCTAATGATCCTACTCAGGGATATCTTGATAGTGCTAGGGCAGAGCAGCACGGTATTGGTGATGCAAAGTCAAAAGAAATTAATCCAGGAACCGTATATCGTAACGGGTATGGATTATTTGATGTAATTACTCCACCATGGAATGTTTACGAACTTGCAAATTATTATGATACATCTTTTGCTAATCATGCTGCAATTGATGCAAAGGTAGAAAACATTGTTGGCCTAGGGTATGACTTTGAAGTTTCTCCAAGTACAATGCTTCGTTTAGAATCTAATAAAGATTCTGGGCAGGTAGAAAGAGCAAGGAATAGAATTGAACGTGCAAAAATTGAAATGCACGAGTGGATAGAATCATTAAATGATGATGATTCTTTTACAACAACAATGATGAAGGTTTATACAGATGTTCAGGCAGTTGGAAATGGATATCTTGAAATAGGAAGAACTACTCGTGGTGAGATAGGATATATTGGACATATACCAGCAACTACAATGCGTGTTCGTAGACTACGTGATGGATATGTTCAAATTATAGGACAAAAGGTTGTTTATTTTAGAAATTTTGGAGCAAAGAATGCTAATCCAGTTACCTCTGATCCAAGACCTAATGAAATCATACACTTTAAACAGTATTCGCCTTTAAATACTTTTTATGGTGTTCCAGATATAATGTCGGCAATAAACTCGCTCCATGGAGACCAGTTAGCGTCACAATATAATATTGACTACTTTAGCAATAAGGCTGTCCCTCGTTATGTTGTGACACTAAAGGGTGCACGACTTTCTGCAGATGCCGAAGATAAGATGTTTAGATTTTTGCAAACGGGACTCAAAGGACAATCTCATAGAACTCTATATATTCCTCTTCCAGGAGATAGCGATACAAACAAAGTTGACTTTAAGATGGAGCCAATTGAAAATGGAGTACAAGAGGGATCCTTTGAAAAGTATCGTAAGCAAAATAGAGATGATATTTTAATAGCACATCAAGTTCCGTTGTCAAAGATAGGTGGAGGAGATTCTGGGGCTATTGCAGCAGCATTGGCCCAAGATCGCACCTTTAAAGAGCAGGTAGCACGTCCAGCCCAAAAAGAATTAGAAAAAATATTAAATAAGATTGTTAAAGAAAAAACAGATGTACTTGTTTTAAAGTTTAAAGAACTCACCCTGACCGATGAAATAGCACAATCTCAAATTTTGGAAAGATATGTTAAGACTCAAGTAATGCTTCCAAATGAGGCTAGATCAATCTTGGGTCTTCCACAAAGGGAGGGGGGAGATGAGCCTTTCCAGCCTAAGCCAGATGTAGAGAGGGCAAGGGACGGAGAACGAACGAATAATCAGTCCGATGGGGCAGCCACAATTAGTGGAAGAAATCCAAAAGGCGAGGGTAGATCTACTCCATAGTTATCCACAAGTTTATTCACAGTTTATTAACATTTGTGTAAAAAAGGCTCTATAATATATACTAGTATGACTATATCTAAGGCCCATTGGGATACCGATGGCGAATCAGTAAGGCTTTCCCTTCCATTTGCGAAGGTTGATAAGGAGAGACGTATCGTCTCAGGTTTTGCGTCACTTGATAACGTTGACAAGCAGGGAGATATAGTAACAGCAGAGGCTTCAATGAAAGCCTTTTCTGCTTTCCGTGGAAATATTCGTGAAATGCACCAGCCATCTGCTGTAGGCAAAATGGTTTCTTTTAAACAAGATCGTTATTTTGATACAGAAACTAAAAAGTTTTATAATGGCGTTTTTGTTTCAGCATATGTTTCAAAGGGTGCACAAGATGCATGGGAAAAAGTTTTGGATGGCACATACACAGGATTTTCTATTGGCGGTAGAATGAATAAGTGGGATGACGGATATGATGAGAAATCAGATTCCACAATTAGAATTATTAAAGATTATGATCTTGTTGAGTTGAGTCTTGTAGATTCCCCAGCAAATCAATTTGCAAATATTATGCAAGTAGAAAAGGTAGATGGCAATGTTGTCGTAAAAGGACAAGATGTCGAATTAGAAAATGTTTTTTATGATGCAGAATCTGGAATCGTAATGGTTTCAGATCAAGAAACAGTTGCAAGTCCAGTTACTGGAAATGAAATGAAAAATATAGGTTTCGTTGAAAAAGAAGACAACGAAAAAATGGATATAGTCAAATTCTTAGTAGATAGTGCTAAAGGCATTAATACTTCTAAGATAACGAAGGAGGTAAATCCTATGACAGAAGAAACAGCAGTTGTTGAAGAAACAACAGAAGTTACAAAGTCAGAAGAAATCGCTCCAGAGGCAGATGCCGTAGTTGAGGCTCCTGTTGCAGAAGAAGTTGCTGAAAAGTCTGATGAGACTCCAGCAGCAGAAGAAGTTGCCAAGGCAGAAGAAACTGTTGAGGCTCCTGCAGTAGAAGTTACTACAGAAGTATCTAAGTCAGATGAAGCAATTGTTGACGCAGTTGCTGAAATCAAGAACACAATTACATCAGCCTTTAGCGATCTAGTTGAAACTGTTAAGTCTTTGCAGGCAGAAGTAGAAATGCTTAAGTCTTCAAAGGTTGATACAGACGCAGTAAAAAGTTCTCTTGAAGCAGTCGCCAAAGACATTGCTGCTACAACAGAACAAGTTAATAAGTTTGGAAAGCGTGTTGACGCAGTAGAAGCAGATACAGCATTCCGAAAGTCTGGCGATCTAGGCGAGATCGTGCAGGAGCAACCAGAAATGGTTGAAAAATCCCTATGGGGCGGACGTTTCCTCAAAACAGCCGACTTATTTAATTAAGTAATCACTTAGGAGGTGACAATATGTCGGAAGAGATTAAGAAAAACCAGCCAGGAGAATCTGGCGAACTAGGCGGAACCGCACCTGGTCTATACCAGGGACAAGGCGCTTTCGCTTCAGGTGGTATTGGTGGTGTTACAGATCCAGGTGCAGATACACTTGGAAACATCCCTAATGCGAACTTTGGTGTTACATCTGGTCCAAATGCCGTAAATCCTTCGGGTGATGCTGCAAGCGGAATCCTACGCCCTGAACAGGCACGTCGTTTTATTGACTACGTTTGGGATGCTACCGTTCTCGCCCAAGATGGTCGTCGTGTGACGATGAGAGCAAACACTATGGAACTTGAGAAAGTTAACGTTGGTGAGCGTGTTATCCGTGCTGCTTCACAAGCACTCGGTGACTACACAAACACTGGCGCTACCTTCTCTAAGGTAGAACTTACAACCAAGAAACTACGTCTTGATTGGGAAGTATCTGCAGAAGCACTAGAAGACAATGTCGAGGGGGCTGCATTAGAAGATCATCTCGTACGCTTGATGACAAATGCATTCGCTAACGATATTGAAGATCTTGCGATCAATGGTGACGGTACAACTGCACCATTCTTGTCCATCATGGACGGCTTCGTAAAGAAGGAAACAGCAGGCAACTCTCATGAAGCAGTCGTTACTGTTGCTGATAATGCATGGACTCCAGAGGTAATGCAGGATATTATCCTTGCAATGCCACGTAAGTATCGTGCAATCAAGAACAACCTTAAGTTCTACGCAGGTACAGATGCCTTCGCAGGTATCGTAAAGAATAACGGAACACTTGCTGATGCAGTTGCTGAAGCATTCAGTGGCCGTGTTTCTGGTACCTCTGCAAACCGTCAAGCATACCTTGATGGTGGAGCACAGACATTCGGTGGAGCACGTACAACACGTGTTCTAGGTATCGATGTACAAGAAGTTCCTTACTATCCAGATGGATTTGTCGATTTGACATTCCCTCAGAACCGTGTATGGGGCTTCCAGCGTGATATCGTTGTAAACCGTGAATACGTAGCGAAGAAGGACACAATTGAATACACTGTATTCGTCCGCTTCGGTATTCAATGGGAAGAAGAAGACGCTATTGCATACGCTGATGCTGCTTCAGATTCATAATCTGAATTAGTACCTTTGAGAGGGGGAAGGGGTTAATCTCCTCCCCCTCTTATCTTTAGTATTCTGTTATAATAGTTCACATAGGAGGTTAAATAATGGAAGAAAATACTTTTAATAATGAAATGCCAGCAGAAGATTTTATTGCTCCAGAAGTTACTGTAGAAGCACCATGGGCTGAAGAGCCAGTTGTTGAGGCTCCTATGCCTGAAACTAAGGTGGAAGAAGTTGCTGCAGAAAATAATATTGAGGCTGTAATATCTGAGGCTGCAGAGCCAGTCGATGCAATTACTACATCTGATTTTAGCAAGTCTTCGTCTGACACAGTTCAGGCTGTAGGCTCTATTGTAAATGGAGTAATTGGTGTTGCAGAAACTCCAAGAGTGGCCAAGAAAACTGTTGCTCCTTCAAAGAAAAAGAAGGAAAATACAGTTGCCGTATATTCAACTAAAAATGTAAGTTGGAATGGAGTTGGTAAGGTTAGCAGAGGATATAATATTGTTACTGCAGAACAAGCAGAGCAATGGAAGACTCGTGATCACATACGAATCGCTACACCAGAAGAGGTAGCCAGGGAGTTTGGTCGCTAAATGCAAATTCTTAGAGTTCCGCCATATGATTTATCCGTAACACTAGATGTTTCTGAAGCATCTACTGAATACGACTACGTTATTGTAGATATGGCGGATCTCTCTGAATCAACTGGAACAATAGTATCAAGTTCTGAAAGCAAGGTAGAAATACCTTTATCATCTGAATATGATACAGAATATAAAATAACTGTAGATGGATCTGATACATATATTGATGTAGTAAGACCATATGTAGATCCAAACGAGCATGGAACAACTGCAAGCGAAATTGCAGCATACGCAGCAAATGAAGAATTAGCCAGAGCAATCATTGACTCTGTTTGCGATGTAGATTTTTATTTTAAAAAGAGAATAATTGAAACAACAGGTCTTGGGGTAGATTATTTACCAATATGGGTAGATGCACTAGACGTTATTAAGGTTTATGAAAATAATGTACTACTTTATGATGCAAGTGATTTAGAAAATTCTGTTAGCGAATTTGAAATTATTGCAGACAAATCTGCTATTACAATGACATATAGCGATGCAATTAATAGAGATGAGTCTGCTCGTATTTTGCTACCCGCTTCACCAACAGATATTGCAGAACTAGATTATTCTGCACGAGGATTTCCCAAGGGATGGGATTATAGAATTACATTAGAGGTTGGATATCACAAAGTCCCTGCAGATATCAAGAGGGCAGCAGAATTATTAATTCATGATATTGATTGTGGTAAATTAGATTACTATAAGCGTTATATTAATTCATATAATACAGATCAGTTTAGAGTTCAATTTGATAAGGCAGTATTTGAAGGTACTGGCAATTTGATTGTAGATAAAATCCTTGATAAGTACCGCAAACCGATTGAGTTCGTTGGAGTACTGTAATGGCTATATGCGAAACTACAGACTTCGCATTTCCTATGCAAGCAGATGTATATCATCCAATTGTTGAACAAGGGCCGTATGGCAACATCAAAAAGACTTGGGTTTTAGATAGAACTATTGCTTGTTCTTTTTCTCCAGCAGGATCTGCTTTTAAAGAAGAAGTAACTCCAAACGTAAACATAACACAAGAAAAGATATTATTAGGTCGTGTCAGAACTGATATTAGGGTGTCTAGCGAAGAAGCCAATAATTCAATTACAAACGTTATTATTACAAACATTAAAGATAAAAATTGTAATGAGGTTTATTTAGAAACGGTTGGTCCACGTGCTGGTAAATCAACCATATTTGAAATAGCAACTCAGGACCCATTTGTTGGACCATTTGGAAATGTTGAATATTATAATGTTGTTATACGTAGGTCAGAAAATCAGGCAAGTGATATATGATAGCCGTAAAACTAGATAGCAATTTATTCAGAAAAGAAATGAATAACATTATTAATTATTCTACAGGCTTTCTTGATGGAGTTCAAAAGGGAAAGAAAGTATTTCTTGATAACCTAGGAAGAGATACTATTGAATTGCTTAAACAATATATTGATTCAAGCGCCAGAGTTAGCCCACAAACTTTGCATCATGTTTATGAATGGTATCAGGTTGGAAGTCCAGATGCAAGATTATTTGATATAGACTATACATTGAGTGGCCTTGGTCTTTCTTTTAGATCTTCATTTAGGCAATCTTCATCTGTTAAAGATGGATCTAGAGAACCCTTTTACAATAAAGCAATTATTATGGAACAGGGTCAGCCAGTTATTATTAAACCAAAAAATGCACAGGCTTTAAGATTTGAGGTAGATGGAGAAGAGGTATTTACTAGACAACCCGTTGTAGTTAATAATCCTGGTGGCGCAACAGAGCGTGGCTTTGAAAAGGTATTTGATTCATTCTTTAGTAGATATTTTAAGCAAACATTTTTACGTAAAAGCGGTATGCTAAAAGATTTTGAAAATCCAGTTGCATATAAAAAGAATCTTAAATCAGGTGCTAAACTTGGCAGAGGCAAGGGTATCGAAACAGGATATCGTTGGATTGCTAATATAAAGGCGGTTAAATAATGACTTATGCAGAATTATATGGCCCAAATGCATCATCAATTAATACACCAGTGCTTTGGATAAACAAATATCTTGAAGAAAAAATTCCAGAACTATCTGGGCTTGGAAATTTTCCATTTTTTCCTTCTACTCCATCAACAATAAATGATTTAACTGAATACTTTAACAGCAGCACAATAGGGGCAGCAGCAACATGGGATAGATTAATAAAAATGAGAAGATCTGCATTTCCACATATAAAGTGTGAACAGGTTATGTATTATTTTTATGCACAGGGGTCAAACCCAATAGAGACTATGATTCATATACAAGAAACAGTGCTAAGGCTATTAGATAGAGGAGACGAGTCTGCTCGTGAAATAAACAACTGGGCAATGAACAGGCAAATTAGAATTGACAACAATACTGTATTTGACAATCAATTTTATTTTCATGATTTTAAAATATATCAGTTAGAAGAGACTAGGGATATTATAGATTTTGGCACCGCACGTACATACGGGGGAAATAAGATTATTATAGATTATGACTACCATCAATCCAAAGACCTTACAAATCAAGATTGGCAGCCAGAACCCAAGGCAGCAACCAAGTTAATAATTTAATAAAAGGCTGTATACTTATACTGAGGAAACACGCCTTTTTATTCTATAGAAAAAAAAGAGGTGAAATAAATGGCTCTAGGTAATAGTAATAATATTATCGTCGGTGCAGCCCAGGTCTTCGTTTACGATGGACCTTTGGCAGTGGGTGGAAACCCAACACCAGAAGAAGGAGAAGCCTATGTAACCACACTTGAGGGTACAACAGGCTTTGACAGTATTGGTTACACTATGAATGGTTTGGAACTCGTTTTCCAGCCAGACTTTGGTGAAGTTCAAGTTGACCAGATTCTTGACGTTGCTAAGTTATATAAGCAAGGTATGCAGGTAAACCTAAATACCACTTTTGCTGAAGCAACTTTAGAAAACTTAATTATCGCAGTAGCAGCAAACGCTGAGACTGATCTTACTGGTGACAAAACAACTACAACAGGCCAAGTATTCAACATGAAGTCAGGCTCTCTAGGCGAATGCCCAGTTGAGCGTGGTCTTGTTGCTGTTGGTCCTGGAACTGGCGATTGCGAAGAGGGTTCCAACTTGGAACGTATCTATGTCGCATATCGTGCACTCTCGATTGAAAATGTGACTGTTTCTGCAAAGCGTGATGAGGCTACAATGTTTGAAGTTTCATTCCGTCTACTTCCAGAAGATAGCACAGGCTCTTATGGTAAGATCATTGATCGTACTGTAACTACCACACCATAATACAACTTAATAAAAACAGAAGGCTCAGTCATATTTGAAAAGGCTGGGCCTTTCTGTTTGCTATAATTGTTTAATGGCTAAAAATGTATACGAAGTTGGATATATAGAAACATTATCTGGAGATGTAATTGAAATCTCCCCGCTTAAAATAAAATACATGAAGCAATTTATGGACAAATTTGAGCAGGTAAAAAGTGCAAAAGATAATGACGAATCTATAGATATTTTAATTGAATGCTCAGTTATAGCAATGAAACAATTTAGGCCAGGAAAATATAAAACAAAAGAAGATTTAGAACTAGACTTTGACATGCAAAGTTTATATAAGATATTAGAGTATTGCGCTGATGTAAAAATAAAAGATAATGAAGAGAAAGAATCATCAATAAAAACAAAAGATGACGGGTCTAGTTGGGAGACCATGGACTTGCCTAAATTAGAGGCTGAAGTATTTATGACTGGAATCTGGAAAAATTTTGAGGAACTTGAAGAGTCCATATCTATGCCAGAACTAGTATTATTGTTATCAACAAAAAGAGATTTAGACTATGATAATAAAAAATTTAATGCAGCATTACAGGGCGTAGATTTAGATAAACAGTCAAATAAAAATAATGCCTGGGAAGATATGAAGGCCAGGGTATTTAGCAAGGGTAGGGCCACAGATTCTAAGGATATATTAGCACTACAAGGTATAAATGCTCAACAGGCAGGGTTTGGAATAGGCATGGGCATTGACTACGAAAAGATAAATTAATAAAGTTCCAGTGTGATATAATTGGAAAAGTCGATAACGGAGGAATAAATGACGACAACAGTACATGAAAAGCAAACAGTATCCTTGATGGATGGCACAGAAATACAACTTAAGCCACTTAATATTGCTCTGCTTCGTAAGTTTATGAAGAACTTTGAAAAGATTCAAAAGGTAGCAGACGATAATGATAAGTCAATGACTGTCCTTATGGAATGCGTACAAATTGCTATGCAGCAATACAAGCCAGACTTGGCGGGGGATCTAGAAAAGTTAGAAAACAATATTGATCTTCCAACAGTCTATAAAATTGTGGATGTTGCATCAGGTATTAAATTAGGAGAAGATAACCCTCTTGGCAATCCTCTCGTAAATGTAAATGCCTAATTAAATAAAAAAGAGGTGGAAATGAATGGCAGATGTTAATGCTAATATTAGCGTTAATATTGACACGTCTGCAGCGCTATCAGAGTTAAAAAATTTACAGCGTCAAATATCAAATTTCCATAACTCTATTGCAAAGTCTAGCGCTTCTGCAGCGATAGCACAAAGAAATCTGCAGCAGGGGTTCGTCGATTCAATAAATTCAACGGGACAGTTTGCTGCCCGTATACAAACAATCCGAACCTCTGCTGAATCTTTTACTAATTCTCTTGAGAAGAATAAGTTCTCAATGCGAGAATACTTTAGATATGGCATTGCATCTTCTAAGATGTTTGGCAAGGTATTTAAAACCGAATTTGATACTATAAATAAAGTTGCCATAGAAAGAACAAGAAAACTTCAAACCCAGTATATAAAAATGGGTCGTGATGCTAATGGAGCAATGAAGGCAATTGCCGTAACACCTCTTGCTCTTGATATGGAAGATTTAGCAACAAAGACTATGATTGCTGCACAAAAACAGCAACTATTTAATCAACTTTTATCACAAGGCAGCACCAACTTAATTAATTTTGGTAAGAACACTCAGTGGGCTGGACGACAGTTAATGGTTGGTTTTACCCTTCCACTATCTGTATTTGGCAGCACAGCATCCAAGGTCTTTATGGATCTTGAGATGGAAATGATTAGGTTTAAGCGTGTTTATGGAGATTTGTTTACCATAGACGAAGAGACTGATGCTAATATGCAAAGCATCAGAGGTTTGGCTCAAGAGTTCACAAGATATGGCGTTACAGTACAAGAAACTCTTGCAACAGCAGCAGATGCAGCAGCAGCAGGTTTTAGTGGAACAAAACTTGAAGCAACAGTAAGACAAGCAACTCGACTTTCTGTACTTGGTGAAGTTGAAAGGCAAGAGGCGTTTAAGGCTACTATCGCACTACAAACAGCATTTAAATTAAATAATAATGAATTGGCAGACTCTATTAACTTTTTGAACGCAGTTGAAAACCAATCTGTTGTTAGCCTTCAAAATTTAACTGATGCTATACCAAGAGTTGCTCCTATTATTAAAGGACTTGGCGGAGACGTTAGAGATCTTTCCGTATTTCTTGCTGCTATGCAAGAAGGTGGTGTAGATGCAGTATCTGCAGCAAATGGTTTGAAATCAGCGCTTGCTTCTATTATTAACCCAACTAAAGTTGCAAAAGAAATGCTTAATAGTGCGGGTATTGATATTAAAAATATTGTAGACAGAAATGTTGGCAATCTAATGCGTACTGTATTAGATCTTGGAGACGCACTAAAAACACTGACTCCATTAGCAAGACAAAAAATACTTGAGCAATTATTTGGTAAGTTCCAGTTTGCTAGAGTCGGAGCATTGTTTGAAAATATAGCAAAAGAAGGATCTCAGGCTCAACGCACCATGGAACTTATGCAGATGTCTGCACAAGATCTTGCACAACTTGCAAATAAAGAATTGGCTGCCATTGAAGAAAGTTCTGCTACAAAATTTAAGGCTGCTGTTGAAGAATTAAGAGCAGCAATTGCACCAATGGGAGAACTATTCCTTGAAATTGTTACTCCAGTTCTTAAGGCAATAACTTCATTGGTTGAAAGATTTAATAATCTATCAGACAATAGCAAGAAAACAATAGGTACTATTATTACAATATTGGGTGGAGTAGCCCCAATTGTTCTTATGCTTGTCGGTTTATTTGCTAACTTTGCTGGTAACTTAATGAAGTTTTTTGGCATACTAAGAAATGGATATTTAAAACTAACTGGTCAATCTAAATATCTTGGAGAGCAAACTAATTATTTGACCAGCGAGCAAATGGAGGCAGAGGCTGTTGCTTCTTCTCTTGATCAGGTACACGCAAGACTAACACAAAGATTTACATCAGAAGCAGAGGCATTATTTGCTTTAACTAATGCATATCGACAAGCATCAGAAGCAGCAAGAAGATTTGCAATTAATAACCCTGGCATGATGAATCCACAAGGGCCAATGCGTAAATATAATAAGGGTGTCAGCATAGTTCCAGGTAGTGGCAATAGAGATACAGTTCCCACAATGCTAACCCCTGGAGAATCTGTAATTCCAGCAGATATGACCAAGAAATATGGCGGTCTTATTCAGAGTATGATTTCCGATAATATTCCAGGATTTAAAAAAGGCGTTGCTGGAGTTGGTACTGGTGCAACAATAGGAACTGTACTAGGAGGAACTTTTCAGCAAAGAAGATTCTCTCCTGTAGCAATGATGGCACCAGGTAATTATGCTGGTGGATTTGGTATGGATCCAGAATGGCTTGCTTTAAATGAAGAAGCAAAGGCATCTTTTGCATCTGCATTAAGAACTGCAGCAATGGCAGAGGCTGGAATTAGACAAACTAAAGATAATTATCAAAATTTCTGGTCTGGTCTTAATCCAGTATTAGACGGAATATTTGATATTTTTGCACAAGGAATAACTCCTGATGTAAAAAATGTTGCAGATGTTGGACAATCTCAATATCCATTAATGATAAATCATATTGATCAATTAGAAAGCAATCTTGCAATTAGTGCAGATGTTGCAGAACAATTACGTAACTCATTAAGAAAATTAGTTGTACCTTTAGAGTCTGATTTAACTCAACAGGATGTTAGAAGAGCAGAGATAGCAGTAGATGATTTAGGCGAGGCATATGTTAAAAGAGCATCATACGAAAGATCTGGAACAACTCTAAAACCACAGGTTGTAAGAAATTTTCCAAGAGAATTAGAGATGCGAGGATTGCTTCCTCCAACATATGAAGATTATACGTTTGCACACATACCACAAGCAATGTCTTCTGAAGTAACAATTCCTCCATATTTGAGAAAGAAATCTGGAACTGGTAATCCTGCAGAACTTGCTTTAATGGAACAAATAAGTTCTGGAGCAGTTATAAAAGAAGGATATCAAATAGGTGTTAATTTAGGTAAAGAATATAAGGCTGGAGTAGAAAAAAGTGGGGCACAGGATATATATTTAGAAACTCGTGACAGACAAAGCCCCCATAGATTAGCGCCACAAGATGGAAAAGATGATGCTATTGCTTATACTAGTGCAAGAGATCAAGAATTAAAGAGGGCTGCCTCTAATTATGTTCAAACAGATTCTGGCTTATTAGTTCCACCTGGAACTCCAACTGGAGGAGGGACAACTTCTGGCAGTTCTCCAGTATTCCTAGGCATGCCAGGTGTAAGACAAAAAGAATCACTTGGACAAAGAATGCGAGGAAAGTATTCTGCACTATCAGACAGAATGGCTAACACTAGAGCAAGTATGCAACCAATGATGAATAAGTTTAATGGCGCTGCTATGGCTTTGACAAGTGTCGGTATTGCTGCTTCTATGATACCTGGTCCATTTGGTCAAATAGCACAACAGGCAATGCCAGTTATTATGGGTATTCAGGGATTAGCAATGGCACTTCCAATGCTAATGACTCCAATGGGTGCTGCTGTAGGAATTGTTGCAGCAGTAGCAGCAGGGTTTTATTTAGTTAATAAAGCACAGAAAGATTATGTAAAGAGCGTAAAAGAAAATGCAGAGAAAGAGGCAAAGATAAGACAAGGATCCGCAGACTCTGTAAGGTCATACTCTGAATTTTTGGGAGAAGGCGGTACTCCAAGTCAAAGACAATTTAATCGTCGTGGAGATACAAGATTTATTAGTGCTGAAAATGCCAAGTTGGCAAAGTTTAGAGAGTATTACGAAGGTGTTGGCAAAGAGTCTGCTGAAGTTATTAAGTTTTCAGCAACGAAGGGAAGCGCTGAAGCATTAGCAGCAACTGCACAAGATATAGCAAATAGAGTTTCTGTATTTGGACTAGATCCAAAAGACATTGCTGCAAACATTAAGGCTGCTGCAGAACTTTCTGGGGTAAATGAATTAGAACTTAAGGCTAAATTACAAGAACTTCTTGCTCCCAATGGACAAGATATTCTTACTACTCCATTGACTATTGAGGCAAGAATAAAGTTTTTATCTAAAAGTTTAACTAAAGACTTGAAGGGTATAGAGTCTCAAATATCTTCTTTGACTGGAACACAAGTTGCTGGCTTTGGCACTAGGATGCTAAGAAGTCTTGGAACCGCATACTTGGGAACAAAAGACAAAACAGGTGATGAACAAAAAGCCTTTGAACAAGACCAAAAAGCAATGGCATTAATTCAAAACCAGTTAGATGTTTCTTTTACAAAATCATCTGAGGCTCTTGCAATGTTGAATGCCCAATATGTAGATGGAGCAATAAACGCTAAAGAATACAATGCTCAGCATATGGCAATTATGCAATCATTTGATGAATTATCAGAAAGTACTAATTCTTATCTAGAAAAACTAAAAGAAATTGATCCAACAGGCAAGTATGCAGCAGATGCAATGTCTGATATTGCAGACAATGTCTTGGCGCCATTTGTAAAGGCAAATAAAAAAGTTGGGGGGCAGATAAAAGAAATAATAACATCTTTGCCAACCGAAGTACAAACAAATGTTTTGGTAAATCTTTCAAGAGGAAGTTTAACTCCTACAGATATATTGCAAATGGATTTATTGTTAGAGCAAATGCAAGGAAAAACAGTAGAGCAAAAATATCAATTTATAGCCGATCTTCCCTCTTTGTCTAAAAACTTAAAAGCAATAATGAATCTTCATATTGCATATGAGGAACTAACTGCAGCAGAAAGAGTTAAAATACAGGCAATGGCAAATTGGACCATTGGACAAATGATTACAATGGAACAGGCAAGAGCAAACAATGCATACTTAAATGCTAAGGATAAGGTTGATAAATTAGAGGCAAGAATTAAGAAAATGAATCGTGTTACCAAAGATTCTCCAGAACTTGATGGAACTACTGATATAACAGAAGACGGGTCTGGCTCAGATCCATATGCATTCTTAGACCCATTGCTTTCTAGATTAAAGCAGGTACGAAAAGAATCAATAAATGCTGCTGGTGGCGTAGAATATTTTGTTAAACTATTAAGCAAGGACATGAAGGGCTTCAAGGGCATGGACCAAATGCTTCGTGCTGCTGGAGCAACTCAAGGATTTATTGATATTGTAAATGGACTTGATTCAGATCAACTTAAATTATTTGGCGACAGACTGTATAAGATTAAAGATGGCAAGATTATATTTGGTGATCTTGGTAAGGCAATTCAAAGATTTACTAAAGAGGTAGAACTTGGCAATTTCCAAGATCAAATGCAACAAACAATTGTAGATGCAGAAAATCAATATAAAGCGTATGTTAAGTTACGTGCTGCAGGCTTAAGTGCTTCTAAGACATTAGAGATTTTAGCAGAACAAGGACTTGCAGCAGCAATTGCAGCAGAAAGTGTTGATAGTGTTGACTTTAAAAACTTTATTGCGGGTGCAAAAAAGAGCACAGAAGAAACAAAAAAATTAGCAAAAGAACTTAAGGCTTTAAGATTTGAAGCAGAGCAAGAACAGGAAACTGAAGCAGATAAGATAGATGATTTCTTTGCATATGAAGAAGCCAGAATTAAATTAGAAAAATATCGCCAGTTTGTTGAAAAACAAGGAATGTCTCCTGCAGACTTTGAAAGAAATAGAATTAAGCCTGCTGAAAAAGCAGTTGAAGCAGCACAAGATGCTGTAGATGCAATACAAGATCAAATAGATGCAGAACAAGAATTTATTGATCAATACAATCGTGGAATAGAACTCATTGGTAGACAAGAGGATATAATTAATGAAGAGTATGATAAACGAAATGAAGCAATAGATCAACAGATAAATGCTTTAGATAAAGTTCAGCAATTAAATCAAAATATTGCAGAAAATCAAAAGAGACAAACAACTCTTGCAGATGCCTTAAGCACTGGTGATATCGCTGCTGCAGCACAAATTGCACAAGAGATGAGATCTGCCTCTGCACAGCAATCTATTGAAGCACAAAAGGCTGCTCTTGAGGAACAAAAGAATAGATTAGAACTAGAAAGACTTGCTAAAATTAAAGCATTACAAGTTAGTATTAATGGGGTACTTTATACAAGAGATCAACTAAATGCTCTTATAACTGAAAAAGAAGATAAAATTTATGAAATTCAAAATACAACATTAAAAGATGCAGAAAAAATAGTTGTAGAAAAACAAAATGAACTTAAGGTTTTAGAGGATATTCTTAGAACATATGAAGAAGATTTGTCTGCTGCAATTGCAAATATTAAAACAGAGTCTGGTTTGACAAAAACAGAATGGGAACTTATTAGAGATGCTGTAAATGCTACAAATGATTATTTTGATACCATGGTTCTTGATTTGGATGCTATTGCTACAGGAACATTGAATATTGCATCAGCATGGGATGCTGTAACTGCTGCAATTAATGCTGCTATTGCTGCTCAGGCTGCTTTTGCTGCAGGCGCAGGCGCAGGCGGAGGCGGAGGCGGAGGCGGTGGAGGCGGAGGCGGTGGAGGCGGAGGCGGCTCACAGGTTGTTATGACTAGTGTTGGGGGTACTGAATTTACTGCCGATCAAGTTAAAGATCAAATAAAAACTCTTACAGATTTAAGAGAAACAACAAAAGTTGGTACTGGAATTAACTTCTTGCTAAAAGAGAATATAGATGAATTAACTGATGCCTTAAAAAATCCAAAAACAGGACCAAATGTTGTTGATGAACAAACAAAACGTGCTGCCATGGCTGCAGCAACCGTAGCCTCAAATGCTTCTAAGCCTACATTCGGCGGTGGCGGTGGAAGGTATGGAATGCTATTTGAATCTAAGGGTGGATTTATTAAGCCTAAATATTTAGCAGCAGGAGGATTTGCAAGGGGATCCGACAAGATACCAGCAATGCTTACCCCTGGAGAATTTGTAATGAATAAATATGCTGTTCAATCTTATGGCCTAGATAAAATGAAGGCTATTAATTCTGGAGAATACAATGGCGACAGCATGTATAATTATAATCTAACGGTTAACGTAAAGTCTGACGCTAATCCAAATGAAATTGCAAATACTGTCATGGGTCAACTACGACAGATTGAGTCTAAGAGATTGAGGAGGGATAAAATCTAATGTCAACAGCAGATTATATGCTTGGTAGAAAGAAATATCAAAGGCCACAGGCCATGCTTTGGTCTGATAATTCTGGAACACTTGTTGATGGGTTATATGTTCCAAATGGTCTAGAGGTAGGCCAAGATGTTGGTTCAGAAACCGATGAATCTTTATATAATCAATTTTTAATATTATCTGACAACAATAGATCTCCTATTGATATTTCTCCAACAAGAATTGAAAAAAGAGAACGAATGATTAATGGTCGTATGCGTTCATACCATATTGCTGACAAACTTACTATTAGTACATCATGGGAAATGCTACCATCTAGATCATATTATACTGTTCCAGAATTTAACGCAACAACTGGAATATCACCTCATGCTGGAGACAATAGCCTTGAATATACTACAGACGGAGGAGCAGGCGGAGTAGAGTTGTTAGATTGGTATGAAAATCATCAAGGTCCATTCTGGGTATATATGGCATATGATAAGTATTCTAATTTTGGAAAAGACTCAAATGCATATGCACATTTATCTCAGTATAATCAATTGGTTCAAATGTATTTCGCTGATTTTAATTACTCCGTTGTAAAGCGAGGCGGTAGTAATTTCGACTTCTGGAACATATCAGTAACACTGGAAGAGGTATAATGTTTCAGAACGAAGATTTAAAATCTCATCTAGAATCATCTAGTACAGTAAAAACACAAGCAGCAATTATTGCTGAGTGGAATATGAATACTGCAGACAATATATTTAAAATAGGTAACTATAGATATAGGCCTACTGCTTCAAACAATACTGAAGACCCAGATTTTAAATATAAGATTATTCCAAATACATTCGATGTAAATGATGTGGGAAATTTTTATACTGGAGCAACAGACTCAGATGTAAAAATAGACGGTGGAATAAATCCAGTAGATAATGAGCAACCATGGTTTTTATTGTCACAAAACCAAAAAAACAAAATGCTTTATTCTTTAGAGGATTGTTTTAAGCGTTTTAGACCAAGGTCGGGAATTAATAAGGCAGTTGCTATGCCAGGTAGAAAATTACATCACTCAAATCTAAATATGTCAAACAGACCACGATACTATATGGCAGATAAGAACGATAACTTCAAATATTGGACCTCATATAGAAAAGAGTCTGGAGAAGAAAGGGGCATAGCAAATATACCTCTTAATGGCCAACATTACATTAAAGATGCCTGCCCATTTGTTGTGTATGAAAACGAAGTCCCTGCTAACAGAGTTGTAATTAAAATGCAAACAAATGTTGGGTCTATTGATCTTGGCCCATTCTCAAATGCTTCTGGATCATTTTCTGATCCTTTGTATGGAGATGAAAATAGAACCGTACCATCAAAATGGAAGATTCAACATTTAAAAGGCAATAACTGGGTTGATGTTATTAGTTTTAATTCTTCTTCACGCAGAAGTAACGGAACACAAATTATTAAAAATGATGGATATGTAGAATTGGCTTATGGGCTAAAGGTTCCAGACAAATATAAAGATATTTTTATTAGAGCAGAAGAATATAATAATGAATCATTTTTACCAGAAAAAGCAATTAATGGATATGCTTATTTAATAAAAGAAAACGATAACGATCTTGGGGTTTATCATATTTGGGTAGATGGGACTTGGCAAACCTTTGTTCCAGAATATGGCTGGTATCTTGAAGAAGAAACAGTTACAAGATTAACTAACTTTGTAACAGATTTAACAGACCCCATTAGTTTTACATCACCAACTGATGGAAGTAATATATTCAGAGAGTTTGAAAAAATCAGGGGAGTCAGGGTAGTTGTTGAAACTATGAACAAAGTAAACTCTACTTTTGATCTAATAGAAATATCTCCAAGGCTAGTTGTTGATATATCAGAAAAGGCTGTATCTTTTAATGTACAAAAAATAGCATCAGATCTTGGAACTAGTGGTTTGCCAGTTGGACAACTTTTGGCATCTATCGGAAGTCTTGATATTTTTGATTATGACGATGCGTTTAACGATAATAATACTGGAAGCCTTGTAAATAATTACTTATCAAATAATATACAATTTAAGTTTTATGATGTTGTAGTAAATGTAGACGGATATGATTATTTGATTCCATTAAAAACTTTATACTCTGAAGGTTTTCCACAATATACGCCAGGAGAAAGAAGGGTTACTCTTGAATTAAGAGATCTATATTTTTATTTTGAATCAATAAAGGCTCCAGAGATGCTGGTTACAAATGTATCATTGAGTTATGCTATATCACTTTTGCTAGACTCTGTAGGTTTTTCAAATTATACTTTCAAAAGAATTGATCAAGAAAAAGAATTAATAATTCCATTTTTCTATATAGCACCAGATAAAACTGTGGCAGACATATTAAACGATTTAGCGGTATCAACACAAACTGCAATGTTTTTTGATGAGTATAATAATTTTGTAATGATGAGTAAAAACTACATGATGCCATCAAATGGCGAAAGAGATGTAGACTTTACGCTATACGGAACAAATGACTTTGTGGATTCTGGTGTTATTGAAAATCAAAATGCAAATGTTAAACTTACAAACATTATAGACATTGCCTCTACAGACAAAAATATTTTTAACGACGGCAAAATCAATTATACAAATAGATATATTCAAAGATCATACGGCAGTTTAAAGCAAGCCACAATGATAGATAATGAGGCTGCTGCTAAAAACTGGATATATAAACCAGCACTGCTTTGGGAGATAACTGGAGATCAATCTCTTAGGTCTATAAATGAAGAAACGTCAACTCAGTCTAAATATAGTTTATCGGCTATACCATTAAATTCTGATATATCAGCAAATGTTCCGTCAGTTGTAAATAATCAACTAATAAACAACGTCATAGATTTGGGAGAGGCTGTTTATTGGCTTGGAAGACATGCTGGATATTTTTATGCCAACGGAGAAATTATTAGGTTTGATGCTATTCAATACAATATTCCAGGAGCGGAAAAAACAATTATTAGAGAAGAATCAAATGGAACATCAACATTTACAACCGAAATATCTGGGGCAATTGGAAATGTATGGATAAGTAGTAATCAAGAGTACCAATATTATATGTCTAAACTTCCTTTTAATGGAAAGATATATCCAACTGGACTAGTTAGAATTTATACAGAGCCAAAATATGAGGAGATTGATGGAATCACCATTATGAAAAATGGCGAGGTAGCACGACATGGTCGTGGACAATTCTCTACTCCAGTATTAGAACACAAGGCTGGACTAAACAGTTATTGGTCTAATAACTCTTATATTCGAGGTATGGAGATGGAGTCTAAGCATATTTTTGGATTAATTGATGGAGATATCCTAGACAATACAGATATTGCTGAACTATCATTAACAACTAATGCAGCAGGAATAAGCAACACAAGAGCAAGAGAAAATGTAAGAACTGGTGTAATAAAAAACTTTTTGTCAACCTCATATACAAATGAAGTTCAGAATAATACCATAAAGTCAACACAGACTGGATCAGTTCAGGCTTCTGCCCTTGTAATGAGTGGTCCGTCTTTTAGTACGACAGAAACTCCGATAGACTTTGTTTCATATCAGTATAAAGCGCTTGACAATAAGTTTAAGCATTTTGGAACTAGGATGAGAATTATTGGAAAGGTAGAGTCTAGCGAGACAAGAGGTCAAACTGCAATCAATGCAACGCCTTATTACGTTTTATCTGGTTCACAACCCAATCAAAGTTTAAATATATCTGGAGGCTCTGGCGGAATTGCTGTGATGGTTAATCCAGATACAAACGTTGGTTATTACTTTGAAATTATAGCCCTAACAGAAAGAAATGTTAGTGAATACTCTACAGAAGCAGACATACTTCATAATATAGTTTTTTATAAAATTTATGCTGACTCATCTGGAAATGCCATACCAATAAAACTTTGGGGCGGATTGGGAAATATAATTGTTGACGACGGAAAGTTTACTGGACAATATAGATTTGTAGGAGAAGAGAATCCAACAGTTTATGATCTTGCCGTTGAGTACCAAGACATAGGATCAACAAGAAGATTCTATCTTTATATAAATAACAAACTTATAGAGGTGGTAGATGATACCAGTCCATTACCAATCTATAATAATATGGCCCTGTTTGTTCGTGGCGGATCTAAGTGTATGTTTGAAAACGTTTATGCATTAACAAATAACTATAGTCAAAATACTGTTTTTGCTTTAGATACTCCAGTAGCAGCAGCCTTTGGAGACGATGAAATTAATGCAAATGAATCGTTTAGAAAATATGCAATGAGTGGAGTTGTTCAGTCAACATATCTTGCGGGGTTAAGTACCAATCAGCCACCAAAATTTAATATGTATTTTGAAGAGTTTGGAACAATTATGAGAGAGGCTGCGTACTTAAAGGTAAGATATGACAAAGCCTATCCAGCATTATATGCACAGATATCTCCAACATTTAACAGAATAAAGGGCTATGTTGTTTCTGGATTTAGAGCAGGATCTTACGGTGCAGAATTTTTAATATTTAATTCTACTGATACAACTCTTAATTTAGACGAAACGAGCGGTAACTATTTAAGAATTCAAGGAATTACATTTACACAACAATCAACAAATGAGTTAAGTGTTGATAATTATTTTGCTAAAAATAGCAACTTTTCTGATCCAGAAATTAGCAAGAGCGGAATTATAATTTCTCCACTTAGGGCACAGAAGGATTATGATAAAATCAAAACAAGCAGACTGACTTACGGTAAAAAAGAATTTGTCATAGATCCACAATACATTCAAACAGAGGATGATGCAAAAGACCTAATGTCATGGATTATTCAAAAAGTAATGAGGCCAAGAAAAAATGTGGGTGTTTCAATATTTAGCACACCCATTATCCAGTTGGGAGACATAGTAAATATTGTTTATAAAAATGAATTAGAGCAAAATGTTATAGCGCCAGAAACATCAAACTTTGTGGTATATAATATAGAATATTCTAGGGATATAGGTGGACCTAACATGACCCTATATTTGAGTGAGGTATAAAATGGCAGAAGTAAATGCAACACCTAATCTACCAAGGCTAGTAATCCCAGAGTCCGTAGAAGTAAAAAATGTAAAGCCAGCAACCCCAGATGTAATTTTGTTTGATGATGAGTCTGTTCCAATTGAGGTAATGACTGACCTTATATTTGAAAATATTGGAGGGCAGGAATTAATAAATATCGTAAGATCAGATATAGTAAATGGACAAGATGTAATATATCAGCCAATCAAGAATTTAAGTAGTGTATATTTTCAGTATAACCCACAAAATATATTAGGTCTTCAGGATATAGATTTTAATTATTTTAAAAAGTTTCCTATTAATTTTGCAAACAAGGTGCCAGAATGCGGAACTGGGCCAGACTGTTCTATAGTATATATTGACTCAGAAACGGGTAATTTGATAATAAATGTAGTGAATATGGCAAACGACGAACAGGTAGAGGTTTCAATAATAGCAGACGGGGCAGTGTTAGATGATACAATATACGAGGTGAATTTATGATAACTAATACAGGCAAAAGCATATTGGCAAAGTACTTAAT